GCCAATTCTGCAATCAAATTGTTGCGCTCGGTTTCGGCGTCAATTGTCAATTTTGTAATGGCGGATTGTGTTTCGCCTTGAATCAACAAAATTCCGTTTTTCCGCAATTCCGCAAATTTCAGCGCGTTGGCCGTAAATGTTCCATCCGCTTTGGCTTGGGCTTCGCGTTGGTCAATTTCCTGGTTGAATTGCTCCAATGATTTGGCGGATTCAACTTCAATCCGGCGCAATCTTTCTTGGAACGTTTTCGGGTCGTCTGCCAACTGCGGTTGGAATTTCAATTCCAATCGTTGTTTGGCAATTTCACGGGCCAAATTGTTGGACAAATCCGCAATGGCTTTTTTGATATTGTCTTCGGCCTTTTTGCCACTTGCTTTGGTTTTTCCGGGCGTTGTTCCGGCGAATGGGTCAATGACGAATTCTTTGTTGACTGCGTCCAACGCGGCTTGTGAATCCTCATATTGTTTTAAGAAAAAATCGAATTCACTTAATAATTGTTGATTTGATTGTTGCGCTTCGGCCAATTGTTCATCAGTCAATCCAAATTGTTGTTTGTTGAATTCGGCAACGGCCTTTTTTTCTTCTTCAGTTAGTACGGTGAATGGGTTTTGTCCTTGGGTTTGTTGTCGTAATAAACCCAATTGCGCCCTGGCGTCCAAAACGGCTTGTGATGTGGCTTCAAATGCGGCGCCGGGGTCGGATGCTTCGAGTTTTTTATATTGCTGAATGAAATTGTCAACGATTGCGGCTTGTGATGGAACCAATGTTTTTTGAAATTCAATGGCCGTTTGATTTCCGGCCAAAATACTCGATGCTAAATCCGCGTATGAATTCGCCAAAAAATCGTTCGCCCTGGCTTGTTTGGCGTACAAATCCGCCAAAACCGTTTGTTTGGCTTCGGCCCTGGCTTTGTTTTGTATTTGGGTAACTAAATTTTTGTACGCCAAATCTAATTGTTCAACAAACGCCTTTTCATCTGATAAATTTTTCAATGTGGTTCCATACTTTCCGTTGATTTCATCAATCAATTTTCGGCGTTCCTCGGAACCGGCATTGGTTTTTTTCAATGCGTCAAACAACGCGTTCAATTCCCCGGTTTCCTTTCCAATTTGTTCATTGGCTTTGGCATTGACGTCGGCAACGGCTTTTTGTGCCGCGCCCAATTCTTCGGTGGCCACAACGGCGTCATCTGCGGCGAAAAGGTAGTCGGAAAACAATAACAAAACTGCGGTCAATCCGGCAATGATTAAACCAATCGGATTGGCTCGAATTGCATTGTTGAATGCGGTCGTTGCAATGGCGGCGCCGCGTGATGCAACGGCGGATGCGGTTGTCGCCCCGGTCAACAAATTGGTGGCGGCCGTAGTTGCGCCAATCCAAAACGCTTGTAGTTTTCTTAGAGCGATTCCGATATTTTCTTGTATCAATAAGGCGCGAAAACCTATTTGATAACGCAATTGAGCAATCAACGCGGCATTTTGTGCGGCCACATAAATTCCAACGGCTCCGGCTAACAAAATAAATGTTCGGCGGTTTTCTTCAATCAATGATGGAATGGCTTGGAGTCCGGCAATGACGGCGAACGCGGCGTCCGTCAACAATTCAAACACGGGCAAAACGCCTTCGCCAACCGTCCTTTTTAATTCAGTCCAATTTCCCTCCAGGGTTGACAATCGACCGGATGTTGATTGCGACAATTTATCGGTCAACCCAAAGAACCGGCCACCTTCGGACGTCAATGTCGTGAACGCTTGTTCCAAATTGGCAAATGAAATTTTCCCTTCCGAACCTAACTTTTTAACCTCACCGGCGGAAACGCCCAATTGGTCCGCGAACAATTGAATGACCGGAACACCGGCCTCCGTCAATTGGTTGATGTCTTCAGCGAACAAAGTTCCTTGCACACGCGCTTTGCCATAAATCACGGCCAATTCGTTGAAATCTTTTCCGGTGGCGGATGCCACATCACCAATCCGGCCCAATGTGGTTTGCAACCCTTCGACCGGTTCGCCAAATGCCAAAAGTGATTTCGCGGCGTCATTAACTTGTTCCGGGGTGAATGGTGTTTTGATGCTGAATTGTTCCAATTCTGCGAACAAACTTTTGGCGGCGGATGCACTACCCAAAAACGTTTCCAATGATATTTGGACGGCCTCATAATCCGCAACGGCTTTGATGGCCCCTTTGGCGAAATCAACACCGGCGGACGCGACCGACAATCCACCAAATGCGGCGGCGGCTCCGGCAATGGTTGTTTTCAAACTGCGGAATCCGGTTTCGGTTTCTTTGGTATTCTTTTGAATGTTTTCAATGCCGGTGTTCAATTTGGCGAATTCACTTCGCAATTGCGCGGTGTCCGCTTGGAGTTTGAAAAGTATGTTGTTGACTTCGGTTGCCATGTCTTATTTCATTTTTTCGGTTTGTTCGTTCCGTTCGTCTTGAATGCGGAAAAACGTTGATATTGTTTGGTAGTATTCATCGACCGACAATGATTCGAGCGCCTTCATTTCGGTGACTTTGTTTTCGCAAATGATTTGGTTGGTGAAATTGATGTTGTCAATGTATTGCCCGATTTCAACGATTGCAAAATGCGGTGAAATCTTTCGTTTTCCTGGGCGCTGAGTTTCAAATAATCTTGGATATCGTTGGACGATAGTTCGGAAAATTTGATTGTGGACATCAACGCCCTTTGAACAAAAAAATCGCGGACGGTTGGATTGTTGTTCAATTTGTCAATTCGGCGTTGTTTGAACACGTCATTGAATTCGCGTTCATCTTCGCCATTCAAAACGTAATAACACGCGGCCAATTCAATCAATGTGTTTTGTTCGCCAATGAATTCCAAGCGCCATTCGATTTCTGCCAACAAATGGAACATTTCAACGATGTTTCCGGAATTGGCGGATTTCTTCATTGCTTCGACCATCGTTTTCAATTGGTCTTTGGTCATGTTCATTTCCGCGAACCTGGTCGCCACTTCTGCGGCGATGGTTCGTTTCGATGGCATTTGCAACGGGTTTGTATATTCGAACCAATCGTCACCATCGGAATCGGTGAATATTTTGGTCAATGGAATGACCGAACCGGTGGCGTGTTTTGATTCTGCCATCACCGTTGGTTGTGGTTGTTGTCGTTTAAACCAATTCATTTTTTCGGCTTGGGGTTGGCTTTTTTGGTTTTGTTGATTGACGATTGACAAATGGCATACGCGGACGATTCGGATTTTCCGGTCCGCATGACGTCGGCCACACAACGTTCCAATTTTTTGGGCATGTCCTTTGAATTTTTGTTTCGTTCAAAGGTAGGCAAAAAATCAATTTCGGTATTTGACAAAATCGTTGTGGAATGTCCACAAATAATATCGGAAACAATCCAAAAGGTGGGACAATTGCGAATCCTTTGTTTTTTCGATGTCACCGGTGGCGGTTGTTTCCACATTCTGCAAATCATGAATCAACCATTGACATGACGCGTCGATGACCATGTCGGGGTGTTTTTCCAAAATCGAATTCAGCAAAACACGCGAATTTTTGATGGATGGGTTCACGCTCGGAACCTTGAATGATGTTTTCGGCAATTGCAGTTCGTCGCGAATTATGGTGTAATAATTAACGGCGCCCCTGGTCATGGCCGAACGATTGGCGCCGGATGCGTCACCGGTCACAATGAACAATCGGTCCCCGAATTCAATCCGGATGGTTTCGCACAATCGGTAAATGTCCGAATTCTTCAACCGGAATTCGCGAATGATGCGGATTTTGTCGCCATACGATTGACCGGCCACACATGTAATTGGGTCAACGTTGAAATCGAACGACAAAATGATTGGTTCATTCGGATGGATGGCCACATTGGATTTCACCGTCTTGAATTTATTGAACGCATACGCGAACGGACGTTCAACGTCGGAAACGTCCCAATCGCCATTGACGAACACGGCCCTGGTCAATTCGTCCAATGAATCCATCGCGGCCAAATATTCGGGTGGCAACGATGGGTTGTCCATCATTAACGCCCGTTTGTAAAAGTATCCGTCCGGCAATGTTCCGGCCATCGCCGGTTCATGGAATGTTGTTTTGGTCCATGTCTGCGACGGGTTGCATGTGGCCATGATTAAACGCGGCGGTTGGTTTGGAATGATGTGGCGACCAACGCGCAATTTGCATTTTTCGAATGTCTTTTTTTGCAGTTCTTGCGCTTCTTCTAAGAGAAAAAAATTTGTTTCCAATCCGTCGAACCTGGTCAACGTTTTGTCCATCACATAATTTTCCGGGAAAAATTCCAACGTCGAACCATTGGTGAACGTGACGATGTGGTCGGTTTGGTGATACGAACGGATGAATGGTTTGGGGCAAAGTTTGAAAAACGTTGGAATGGTCGTCCGTTTCAATGTTGGCAATGATTCCCGGATGACGTGTGATTTGGAACCGGGAAATATTTTGGCCAACAATATCAATGTGGCAAGTGAAACATAGGATTTCCCCCCACCGGCGGCGCCACCATATAACAAATATTCATATTGACCGGAAAACACGGCCTCCATGAATTCGTGTTGTTTGGGGTGTGGTTCAAATATTACCATGTTCCACCATTAACACGTCGAATTCGTCAATTGGGCAATCCAAAATGTACCCGTTGCCATTCTGCATGTGGACGGTGATGGTCGTTTCGGTCACATAATTCCACGAAACAACGGCGCCAATGTGGAATCGAACCGGTGCGGATTCGCGTTCCTTTTTAACGCCAATGCTTTCGAAATACGCGGCGTCATCCGCATCAAAAAAACCATTGGCAAACACG